ATGAAAAAACTTTGGATGATTATGCTGGTAATACTGTTTCCAGTAATGCTAATGGCACAAACAGTAACAGGAAGTACGAGTTTCGACTTCAACGCAATATTCTTAACGGTGGCAGCTTTCGCAGCTGTATTACCGTTGGTAGTAGAGTTCTTAAAAGACAAACTGAATATGCAGGGTTTGGTTGCCCAAATATTTAGTTGGGTGCTTGGACTTATTCTGGCTATGGTCGGATGGTGGTTACAGATGGGTATGTTTATCGACATATTGTGGTGGCAAGCTCTATTGATAGGACTTGGAGGTTCGCTGGTAGCCAACGGAGTGTTCGATACAGGTATCATAACAGCCATACTGCAAGCTATAGGGATAATTAAAAAGAAGTGATCAATACCGTAGGAGAAGTAGGAATGAGCAAATTAGCCACAGTAGTGCTATTGTCCGTAGGGTTAATGCCTATACTGACATGGCTAGAAAAGTACGTTTTTAGCGATTGGGAATATATGATGTTTTTAATTATATTGATGGTATTGGACACGTTGTTAGGCGTGTACAAGCACGCAAAGCTACGTACAATTTCAAGTTCTGCTTGGAGTAAGGTTATAGATAAAATGGTAAGTTACTTTTCACTTTTAATTATAGTGCATGTGATGAGCCACTTTACTATTGACGGAGAGGAGATAGTAGTACTGAATTGGGTTAAGTATCTTGCTTATTCATCGCTCATAGTGAAAGAGAGTATTTCGGTAATAGAGAACGTAGGTGCTATAAGTCCTAAGTTCGTTCCTAAAAACCTGCTAAAAAAATTGAAAGAGTTTGACAAGGACGGGAAGTTCTTGAAGTAGCAGGGAGTGCTAGTTAAAATATAAATCCCTTTAGCTGAATAGGTTAAAGGGATTTTTTATTTAAAATTTTGGTTAATACAAGAATTTTATTTACTTTTACACCATATTAAAAACCATAAATAATATGAGTGGACAGCATGAAAAATCGTGGATAGATGCGCTTCCTGACTGTATGGAGATCACAGGCATAGGCATCACACGGGCAGTTATAATAAACGATGAAGTGATTGACCCTGCCAGATCACAAAGAGTATTAAGACACAGCCCTGACGGGTTCAATTGGGGTTACGCTGGTTCTGGGCCAGCACAATTAGCTCTCGCTATCTTGTTAACGGTGATGCCAGAGAAAGAAGCTGTAGCATATCATCAGGATTTTAAGTCAATTGTTATTGGGGCGTTACCGAGTGACGGGTTCAAGATCAAGGTCAACATGAGGGGCTACGTGGAACGGAGGCTCAACGGCAGCTTAACGACCTATAACGACATTGTAGAGACTCTGGTGTACACACCGTCTACCTTTAGGATAAAAGTAAAAAAATCACACAGTTAAATTTCAACAATATGGATAAAATCACAGTACAGGAACAGGACTTGTTTCAATACCTGATCTCAGGGACAGAAGGATTGGCATTAGTTAAAACAGAATTTGACGGTGTAGAGACCGCAGTGATCTGTAGCGTTAACAACGCAGAGGGCGAACAAGTCGATCTCCAGCCATTAGCAATTCTGGTTAATGACGAGTTGTTTAGTAAACTCAAACCACCAGCTAAAGACGTGGATGTGGTAGAAACTCAATCGACTGATGTGAGTATGGATGACCTACCCAAGTTAAAAAAACTTTACAGTAAAGCCGTAGAGCAGGGTAAAGAGCAGTTCGAGTTCAAGTTCAAACCTATTGTCACGAGCTATGCTAAGTACCTGATTGAATACATGGAATCAAGAAACTCAAAGTAACAATGTAAAAAAGTAACTTTGCAACATGTCGTACATGTCACACAAACTAGCCAACATTCTGCCACCTGCAACACTTCAGCCCATTTATGTAGTGGGGGTGGCAACTGACATATTTGGTATTGACTGTAAGAAACAATTGCAAACTTACTTTGTAACACCTAATGCTCTAATAATCAATTGCTTAGGTGTTTTTGTTAATATTTTGATTAGCATTTTATGTGTAAATAATGTTGTAAAAACTTAGGAAAAGACCAAATTATCCCCCCATATATCCCTTTAGGGGATATAGGGGATTTGGATTTTCTAAAAACATCGGAGGGTTATGGAAGTATTTAAACAATTCAGAGATACGAAGTACAGAGTATCAGATAAAGGGAAAGTAGTAGGAGCAACAGGTAAAGAGTTAAAACCATTTCTAAGGAACGGTTACGTAAGAGCATCACTGTATATGGAAAAGAAGAAAATAAATTTTTCAGTACATAGAATGGTTTATGAAACTTTTGTAGGTACAATACCAGAGGGTATGGATGTAAACCACAAAAACTTCAAAAAGCGTCACAACTACGTAAGTAATTTAGAACTGGTATCAAGAAGGGAGAATGTTACGTACAGGAAAAACAAAAGAGAATCAGTAAAGTACACTGGTGTATATTTTCATAAACCGTCTGGAAAATTTAGGGCTAAGTTATATGTCAATAAGAAGTATAAATATTTGGGTGATTTTAATTCAGCAGAAGATGCTAGAGATGCGTACCAAAATGTGAATTAATAGAACAAGGGTTAACCAATAAGTACGCAGTGTTATGACAGTAGAGTTTCAAGAAGAATTAGTCAGGTTTCTACTTCAGTCAAAAGAGGGAAAGAAATATATCAAACACTTAGATGCGGAGTTATTCGATTTACCAGAACATCAGTTAGTCTATGGGCTGCTACAAGGGTACATCGAAAAGTACAACGTGTCACCTTCATCAGTAAATTTGTTAGAGTATTGGGATAGGGCAGTTAAAAAGAAAAAGACTCAAATAACCAAAGACGTATATGACCAAGTTGCGAAAACAATAAAAACATTGTACAAGGTCGAATACGGGGACACAGCACAATTACGTGAAAGTCTTATTGAGTATGCTCAGCGAAAACAAACAAAGTTACTTTTCAAGGATAATGCAGATAAGGTCAAAGGAGGGGATGGAGATTTCTTTCAGGACTTGTATAAAAAGATGGGTCGTATAATTCAGACAGCGACTGATCTACAGGAGGAGAATACACACGGAGGATTCTTACTACACGACAACGGCACAATGATAGATGAAGTGCCAGAAGGTTCGCCAACGTTTTTACGTGGTATCAACAACATGACTTCGGCTGGTGGGTTTTATTCACCTCAGCTTGTTATTTTTATGGGAGGGCCGAAATCGTTTAAGACTGGTACGCTCATAAATTTAGCTATCGAGTATATGAGAGATGGGAAGAAAGTGTACTACGCAGATTGTGAAAACGGCATAAGCAGTATCAGGGCTAGGGTTAAACAAAGTATGCTTAGATGCCAACGCTCGGAACTGAAGGGATTGAAGAAAGTCTACAATGAGATGGTTACACGGTACAAAGTTTTGGGAGGGGATATGGTTATTGACTTTTATCCAGCGTACACCAGAACTGTAGCAGACGTAGAAGCCAACCTAGAGTACCTAAGAGACGAACATGGATGGATACCAGATTTGATATGCTGGGACTACCCAGATTTGTTCCTACCGATTGATAAAAGCCAAAAAGAAAAACGTTTCCAGATACAGCATGTTTATTTCGATATTATTCGATTGAACAACCGATGGAATTTTTTCAGCATAGGACTTTCTCAGGTTAACAAAGCTGCTGTTGATAAGGCAGTAATTAACATGAAGGATTTTGCTGAGGACTTCGGGAAGGCTATGAATGCTCACGCAGCGTTTGCGCTGTGTAGGACAACGGATGAGCAAGAGTTAGGCATTGGTCGGTACGTTCCAGTGGTTCAGAGGGAAGGTGTCTCATTCAGGGGTGTTAACACCTGTGCAGTAAAAATTGATGAGGCTGTACAGGGTATTGATGAAATGGATTTAAGCGAGGCTACGAGGATGGTAGAATCTAAAATAGCTGGAAAAGAAGTTAGGACAGTAAAAACAATATGTAAAAAAAGTTTGAACGATGAATAGAGTAACTAAAAAAGGGATTGTATTCTATGCCTCTATGAAAACAGGGGTGTCGGATAAAGAGGTTTCGTTGGTGGTGGACGCTGTTTACGAAGCTATGAGAAACGCACTTATGAGAGGTGACGCAGTAGTAATGGAAGGCGTTGGTACACTAAAGCCAAAATTTATAAAAAGGCAGAAACAGGAGATCATGTCTGTACATTTCAGGAAAAGCCCAAAATTGAGGGCTAAGTTTGAGAAGGTACAGAGGGAATCGAGAAAAGTTTCCAGCATACAGGACGCACTGAATATACTTAAATAAAATTTTGGTTAATACAAGAATTTTATTTATCTTTACCATATAAAAATATAGAGTGATGATTATAGAAGATAAGCTGTTTAGCCCGTATAAAGTAGAGTTTGATGGCATGTGCTATACGATCTACAAAGAGTCCGTAGTAAAAAGCGGATTACACGAAGGCGTAATCAAGAAGGACGCAGTATCATATCCAACAACGTTGAAGGGTGTGATTAATTTTTTTATACGACATAAAGTAGGGGATGTGGATATTACGACCACGTTAACAGGATTTTTGAAAACCTACGAGCGTAATATCAAATTGTTTGAAAAGAAGTTTGACGAGATTATGAAAGACCATGATCAATCCTAAAAAAGCATATCAGTATTTTATAACGAGCTTTGTTCTTAGCAAGCGTAGTCCGTTGGGGTGGCATTCATTTGACTGCCCTTTCTGTGATTATGGGAGGCAGAAGAAAAAATGCGCTGTGCATTTAGAGTACGAATTTGTCAAATGCTGGGAATGTGGTTACAAGGATTTCTTATTGAATTTTGTATCGGAGGTGGAGAACATTTCGTACTACGAGTCACGTAAGTTAATCTATTCGTATCCAGAGGCTGATGTCGATGTCGATATATCGCTTGGGATGGTTACTGAATTGTCAGAGGCCAGCATAGAGCTGCCTACAGGCTATACGCAGTTGCTAGACGGTGTGGGTGTACTTGGAAAGAGGGCTAGGGCGTATTTGGATAGTCGTGGGTTTGATCTGGAAGTGTTGGATGCAATGGGCTTCGGTTACTGCAATAAGCACGATAAAGATAAATTGAAGGATTATTTTGGGTACATCATAATTCCGTTTAAAAGCAAAGGTACTTTGCAATATTACATCGGGAGGGATTATACAGGGCAGTATCTTCGTTACAAAAATCCGTCAGTAGAGGATTGTGGAGTAGGGAAAACCGATCTGGTATTCAATGAGGATGCGCTAAGGCTGCATAGTACCGTATACGTAACGGAGGGATGGGCTGACGCTATGACTCTAGGTAGACGGGGTTGCTCGACACAGGGCTGGAGTGTTAGTACAAAGCAAAAATCTAAAATGCTAACAAGCAACGTGAAGCAATTTATATTCATTCCAGATAAAGGATATTACAGGGAGGCTATAGAATTGGCGTATGATTTCATTGATTTGAAACAGGTGTCTGTAGTAAATCTTGACGATGTTGAAGAAGGTAAGGACGTTAACGAGATCGGTAAGCACAAGATAATGGAATTAATAAAGGGTACAGAGCCATTGACAACAAAGAGAGCAATTGAAATAATTTTAAAATAGAAATAGAAATGAGTGTGATTTTATCCAAGAAAGCAAAATGTCAAGGATGTTTAGCTTTATCAGTAGAAAAGAAACAATTCAACTGTGAATTAGGTTTCGAGATCAAGTTTGAAACTATTGACGATATAGCGATCAGTCCAGTACCAGCTGAACGGTGTTATAAGCCCCGTAATGCTAAAGATTTCAGAGAAGCTAAGGAGAAGATCAGAAAGGTATGAAACGTGACCCAACGGTACATATACGCAAAACGCATTTGAAGAAGGTTCTTGTATCTGTTCTCGGTGAAGCATCCGATGCAACGGTAGAAAAAATATTCAAAGCAGCACAGCAATACCAGCAAACCACAAGGTATCTGGTACAGGGCAATGCTGCTATGCGTAAAAAAGTTGCTAAAGCAATTGAATCGGAAAATCCTATTGTCGAGAAGTTCAATAGGATTTTGGTTTCTATACGCATGGAGCAGAACCACAAGTATGTACAGCACATCCGTAAAAATGACAAGAGCTACCTGCTTTTGAAGGAAGTTGCTCAGTTGGCCTACGACTTCGGAGAATTATATAGCATAGCCCCTAGAGAGGAGGCTTACAAAGTATTTGCTCGTATTGGTATAAAGCTGATGAGCAAAAGGTACGGCTTAGGGAAATTCAAATATTACAAGGATAAGATACATGAGATTTATGAATGCAATCTGATTGTAATGAACGACCCTAGTAAAGAAAGCACAAGCCTATTTCTACAGGTATGGATGGAGCTTATGCTTGAATACACAGGAGTCGATATTAACGTGAAGGATAATCCAATGAAGTTTGTCCATATCGTTAACGGCAGGGAGGATGCTGATGCTTACGAAGCTAATTACGAGGATTGGATTAGATCACAATTCGAGGGATTAGCTTTTCTCGATGTAGTACCAGAATTATCCCAGATGTATGGTGATAACGCAGGACTCAGGTATGAAAAATACATGGTTAAAAAGAATCGGATTGTTAAGGACAAAGACGACTCAATACCAGACGGGGGAGGAGATAGTGAGCAATCCCGATATTGGGAAGCGATTAAAAGGAGACGCAATGACGGACGCTGATATTTACGTTGTTAGAATGCGTACAGATGTGATGGAGAAGGAATTGACGGAGTTGGAGGATAAGAGAAATAGCTTAATAGCACGATTAGGAATAAATTACAAACTGATAATGGAGTACCATGAGAGTCTTAGTTCAGAACATAACGTGTCAGGTAATAATCGGGGGGAAGGATAATCTTCTCGGTGTTAATTTGATGAAGGAACTCAGGGAGTATTTAAGGATACGACCTGCTGGGTATTCCTACTCGAAGGCGTACAAGAAAAAACGCTGGGATGGCTGGGTTAGCTTGATAACAAAAGACGGTTATTTCGCTACTGGCTTTTTGCCGTTGGTTCTGGGGTATGTCCGTGAACTAGGTGCTGAGGTTACAATTACTGATGCCAGACGAAACCTTCCAAAATTACAAAGTAACTTTGCAAATGTGGTTGGGGAGATTGATGGTGTAGTGTGGACGCTAAGGGATTACCAGATACCGCTAGTAAAGTCCGTAGGGAATTACATAGATGACATATATTTTCCGAGAGGGATTATTGATGCTGCAACGAATGCAGGTAAAAATGCTGTAATGGCTGGTATCTACAATAATTTTGTAGATGTGAAAGCATTGTTGATAGTAAGTAAAATTGAGCAGTTTAAGACCGCTAAAGGATTCTTCGGGCAGTTGTATGACATCGGTGAAGTACGTACTGGCAAATGTGAGATAAAGGATTTCACAATAGCGATGGCAAAAACGCTGCATAACAGGATAGAGGAGTCGATGGACATACTCGCTAAGGTCAATAAGTGCCAGCTAATCCTAGTTGATGAGACTCACGAAGCTGGGGCAGCCGATTACTCAAAACTGCTTCAAAAAATTCAAGGGGGTGTTAGGATATTTGTATCAGGTACGCCATTGGATAATGACAACAAAAAGAACAATATGGTGATCGTTGGATTATCTGGTGTGCCGTTGGCTAAGGTTACGAACAAACAGCTTGTAGAAGCTAAGGTTTCGCTTAAGCCAACGGTGCATATTTTTCTAAATCCAGATAGACCACTATGCTCAGGATACGATGATGAGTATGATCAGATCGTTAAATTCAGCGAGGGTAGGGCAAACATTATGCTGGAGGAAATGGCACAACGTAAGGGTCAGAGTATCTTGATCAGTTTTATAGAAATTGCTCACGGTGAGTACCTTTATGACTATTTTAGAAATTCAAGTACCTTTGACCAAACCATAGAGTTAGTGCATGGTGAGGATAAAGAAAGGGACGAAAAAATACAAAGGTTTGCAAATGGGGAAACGAAAGTTTTATTGACTTCGACCATACTAAAAACCTCCGTAAATATACCTATTATTAATACTCTAATTTTGGCTCAGGGCGGTAAGTCTGTAATCACTGTTAAGCAGTTTATAGGCCGTCTACTGAGGGATGACGGAATCAATGAAACAGTGGACGTTATTGATTTCTACGATCAGGGTAAACATGTAGGTAGGCATAGTAGGAAGCGACTTGCTATTTACAAACGGGAGGAATTTGATGTAATCGAATACTTCGAGAAGAAGTACAACAAACCGATAATCTTAAAAGACGTTATAGATGAATAGATCAGCGAAAGACAAAAAGAGTGCAGAGCCTGATTTCAGCAAACCGCTGAACTTAGCAGAGCTTGAAAAATTTGTAGACGGGGACGATTGTTTCGGGAGTCTCTGGGACTTACGGGCTAAAGAATGCCCTATGTGTGCCGATAAGGAAATGTGTGGTGTCCTGTACAACGAAAACCTTAGACGAAAAGTTAAGGAATTTGAACAAGAGGAGGAGGTAATAATGTTAGACCGTAGCGATTTCGAGGCACTTGATGGAATAGATGCAGCATTAATCAACGGTGATGTCGTAGGGGATGTTATTGGAATGCAGGTAGGAGACTTTATTGACGCAATTATGTCTAAAGCAAATACCAGTGATGAGGAGGCTGCTGTACTCTGGGCAAAACGGTTTATAAAGAGAAACAGAAATATCTACACAAAAAGCGGAATAATATGCAAAAGATAAGAAATGAGCATTGCGATGCTTGTGATCTTAGCACCGCTTGCGATACGGTATGTATAATGCCATCAGTGCCATTTAAAGCAAAAATGATGGTGATAGCAGAGTTTCCTTCATTCTCGGATGACAAGAATGGGGATATATTGTCAGATAAATATTCTGAAGTATTCTGGACAGTGCTGACCGATGTAATTGGTGGTGACGCTGATTTGGTGTATCCTACGTTTTTGGTTAAATGTAAACCGATCAGTGGAGGAAAACCAGACAATGAACACGTAAAGGCTTGCTTAGGATATTTAGAGAAAGAGATTGATGCTGTCAAACCAGACAGCATTCTGTGCTTGGGTGATACGGTGTCTAAGTTGGTATGCGGTGTCAAGTCGTTACAGAGGGAGAGAGGACGTGTTCACGACCTAAAGATAGGAAATCATAAAGCGAAGGTTATACCAACGTATACGCCTTTCTACGTATCGAAGAATGATAGGGCGTTGAAACCTTTTGCTGAGGATGTACAGTCTGCATATAACATAGCAGTAGGTTTTGAAAATCTTGAAGCCGAGTCCAATGTCACAATCGTACAGGATTTTGATCAGGTTGAGGAATTGATTGGGTATATAAAACAGACAGGTCAGGTGTGTTTCGACTTTGAAACAACAGGTCTGGATACGAGAGCAGATAATTTCAAAGCTACTTTGTTATCAATGAGTTTTCAGCACGGGAGCAGTTGGGTAATTCCACTAGAGCATCACGAGTCAATATTTGACAGGGGCGAGGTGACTGAAATAATACATTTGATAGGTAGAGAGATTTTTGCCAATCCTGAGATTGATAAGATAGCGCATAATTTAAAATTCGATTGGCACGTTGCTGCTAGTTATGGGTGGATTGATTTCAGAGGTAGGTTGGATGACCCAATGCTTATGCACCATTTGCTAGATGAGGACAACAGGCATGGATTGAAAGAACTGGTTGGTACGTACCTCAGCGAGTATGCTGGTTACGAGGACGCTGTGAGTAAATACAAATGGGATGAAATACCGCTTAAAATATTAGCGATTTATGGTGGGTATGATACTGATTTGGATTTTAGGCTTAAGACGTTTTTCGAGAGTTGGTTGATGGAGGATGAACGATTATACAGGATATACAGGAACATGACCATACCAGCAATGAAAGCGTTGTGGGCAGCGGAGCATGAGGGTATGTTAATTGACGTTGATCTTTTGGAGCAGTTTATACAGAGAGCAGAAGATTTGTATGTAATCCAAGAGGAGAAGCTAAGAGACTATATGCAAGTGCAGCGGTACGAAGATTTTCGCAGACAAGAGCTTGTAGACGAGGCTATTGAGAAGTTGGAGGACAAAATTACGAAAGAGAAGGCGAATGATAAGCCACGTTTGTACTTAATAAAACGTAACAGGGATAAAATAACCGACCTGAAAGTAGGCAATGTAAATCTGTATGAGGGAGTTAACTTCAATAGCCCTGCTCAGGTGGGTGGTTTGCTATATAGTCGTGCTGGTTTCAAGTACAAGAAGAAGTTCGATAAGCGTAAGAATGAGGAGGTTGCAGGTACTGGAAAGGATGTATTGAATGAGCTTAATGACGGTACAGGGTTCATAGCCGATTTGCTGGTGCTACGATCTATTGCGAAAACTAAGTCAACATATTTGCAGGGAATTTTTGATAGGCTGGATTCTGAGAATAAAATACATACGAGTTTTTTGCTACACGGAACTGAGTCTGGTAGGCTATCAAGCCGTGACCCAAATTTGCAGAATTTGCCGAACATGGCGAAACTAACCAGCGAGATAGCAAAAGAGGTTGTGGGCATGGTAAAGAAAGTGTTCATAGTTCCAAAAGATCATACGATGCTACAGGCTGACTATTCGCAAGCAGAGCTACGAACAATAGCCGAGTTTGCCACAGAGACAAATATGCTGAATGCTTACAATAACGGTGTTGACATCCACGCACTGACTGGTGCTAACTTGAAGGGTGTAACTTTGGATGAATTTGTGAATTTACCGAAGGAAGAATATAAATTGTACAGGTTTAGAGCAAAAGCTGGAAACTTCGGGCTTATCTACAGAATGTCACCAGAGGGGTTTGTGGATTATGCAAAAACAAATTATTCATTAGAACTGACATTAAAAGAGTCGATTGAATACAACCATACGTTTTTTGACTTGTATCCAGAGATTTTGACTTATCATGCTATGTATATTGCGAAGGCTCAGAAGTTTGGGTATGTGCGAACATTATTTGGACGGAAGCGACATACGCCTGATATTGACCATGATAATGGCTTTAAACGTGGGCTTGATGAGCGTGTAGCAATAAACTCACCGATACAGGGAACAGCAGGGGAATTTACTATATTTGCAATCGCCTTATTGAAAAATAGGCTGGACAGAAGTGTGAAAATAGTGAATACAGTACATGATAGTATTATCTTCTATATCCCAGATGGTATACTAGCGGAGACGTTGAAAATAATCAAATATACAGCTGAGAATTTGCCGACCAAAAAATATTTCGGGCGTGAGCTTGAAAAGATAGGTATGGTGGTTGATATGGAAAAAGGTAAAGTAAATTGGAAGGACATGGAAGAATTTGACATCGAGGATGTTATAAATGCAAACTAACTTTACATTTTTTACATAAAAATTTGGCTATAACCAGAATTTTATTTACTTTTACACAATAATTACTAATTTAAAATTTCAAAAGATGGGACTAAATTTAAAGGCGTTGAAGGGAATCCAAGAGGATTTGAATAAACGTGGAGAAGGCACAAGCCTATTCCTTTATCAGAATGAAATAGGAGAAGAAACAGACGTAAGGCTGTTACCACCTCTACCGCACATGAACGGTATCTATTTCATAGAACAGATAGTTTACTGGATTAACGGAAAACCGTATACAAGTCCAGAAACTTTCGGTGAGCCATGCCCAATTGAGGCAGAAGTTGAAGCAGCAAAGGATTCGGGAGACCATGATCTTGCTGAGTTGATCGACAGCGATGACTTCAGGAAAAAGTCAAAATTCTTAATGCCTATTTTGTTGTTAGATTGTGAGTTCGATGATGACGGAGAATGCACAAAAGCTAACGTAGTGGACGGAAAAGCAAAGATTTTGGATGTCGGGCCGATGTTGATGAAGCGAATGAACAAAGTTATTACCAGCCGTAATTTCCAGAATGGTACGGAGAACGGTATTATGGACAGGGAGAAAGGCTTCAATCTGATTTTATCCAAAACAGGTAAAAAGCTGGATACCAAGTATGACGCAATTGGTTGGAATACACCTTTTGAGATGGAGGAGAAATTTTACAAAAATTATCCTGACGTGATCGAGATTGTTAAGAAGGGTCAAATGTCTGACGAGTATCTTGAAAGTGTAATCCGTAACTATTTGTATGGTGAGGAAGTTCTTGATGATAAGGAGCATAAGCGTCACCCAGAACTACAGAAGTCGGATTCAAAGAATGATGCGAAGGACGAGAAAAAGTCAAGCAGACCGAAAGCTGCTGCAAGGCCATCACGCACTGCTAAGAAGGAGGAGGAAAAACCTGCTGCCCGTACTTCAACACGTAAATCGACAACCTCTAAAAAAGAGGAAGCTCCAAAAAAGACAGGTCGTAGGAATTTACTAAAAGATTTAGGCGATCTTGACTAATGAGTAAGAACGAGCATGTATACGAAGTAACGGGAACGTTATCAGAGGATTGCAAAAGTCTCCAGCTTGATCACGCTGTAGCCATGAAAAGAGTAATCATGTGGCTAAAGGGTGAGAAGCTGGAGATTAAGTTCTCAAAGCTACGCAACAGGAGATCAGATAAGCAAAATCGCTATATCTGGGGGGTGGTAGTAGTAGTAATACAGGCTTGGTTCAAGGAATCGCAGGGCGAGGATTTAACCAAAGATCAGGTGTATACTTGGTTGCGTGTGGGTTTGCTTGGACACAAACCTGTAATAAAAGAGATTTTGGGAGAAGAAGTAATAGTGATGGAGGGTAAGCATTTTAGTGCTATGAATACCAAAAAGTTTGCCTTAGCCATTGATTCGATCATAAAACAAATGGACGAGAAAGGTTGCTTTATCCCATTACCGAAGGACGGGAATTTTATAACGGATTATGTAAAAGACGAGTAGTATGTTAGCAGTAGTATTTTCAGATATTCACAGCCACAACTATAAGAAGTTTGATCAGGACGGTAGCCGATTGAAAAATACGCTAAATGTATTTGACGATGTGTGGAAATTTGCACATAAGAATAATATACAAGTTGTATTATTTGGTGGGGACTTGTACGATCAGCAGAAAGTATTACCAACGGTTGTTGTGAATGCTGTTGTGGCTAAAGTAAAAGAACTTGCCGAGAGTTATCCAGATATTGTTTGCTATGCAGTTACAGGCAACCACGATCAAGCCACAAAGAGTTTGTATGGCCAGCCAGCTGTTTCAGCTTTACGGCATTTACAGACAGTAGTCCCGAACAATTTTAAAGTGATTGATGATTCAGGGGTGACTTTGGGTGATCGTTTGATATTGCACGGTATTCCTTATTATGAGTACCCAGAGCATTTTAGAAAAGCACTGGCTGATCGGGCAGCTGATACCTCAGCAGGTTGGACAAATATTTTGATGGTTCACCAGACACCGAATGGTATATACAACGACTTTATTCCAGCCGATACGGATGTGAATGATGAATTGTACGATTCATTCGATTTTGTGTTTTGTGGGCATATACACCAGCATCAGCAAATCACGGATAAGTTTGTTGTGGTAGGTTCGCCTATTCATCGTGATCTTGGTGACGCAGGTAATGAGAAAGGTTTTCTTGTATTCGATATGGAGAAGCCAGAAGAAGGTATAGATTTTATACCAACTACAGGCAGGTATCCAGAGTTCAGGAAAATAAATTCTGATGACCCTGACAAATCAGAGTTCGTTGATCAGGGTGACTATGTTGTGGAGATTCCAGAAATTTTATCTTTAAACGAGACAGAGAAAGCTCATGTAGAGGAGTTTAGCACAAAGCTAAAGCCCGTTGAGTTAGTAACGAATTTTTGGGAAGAAGTGGATGGTCAGGATGAGGAACTTCTTGAAATAGGTTTAAGTTTTTTATAAATGTTTAATTTAAAAATGTATTGAAATGAGTACAGAAGTGAAAAAGCCGTCAAACGGCAAAGTAATTTATCTGACATTAGACCAACTAGTAATAGTGGACGGGTTTAATGTACGTGAAAACATGGGTGATCTTAAGGCGTTAGCTGGGTCGATCATGGAGAATGGTGTTAAACTGCCATTGCAGGGTTATAAATTGAAGGATAAGAACGAAGCTGGTGATGACGTTTACGCCATTACTAACGGTCACAGACGTTACGCAGCGTTGGAAAGTATTAATGACCCAGCAATCTTTATTCCTTTTATTGTTGAGCCACGAGGCTATAAAGAGGAGGACAGGACATTTGACTTGTTAACTCTTAATGATGGCAAACCTTTGGGTATGCTTGAAGAAGCCGAAGCATTCCGTAGACTTATGGATTTTGGCTGGAAGGAGAAAGACATTGCTAAGAAGATTGGAAAATCTGCTACGCACGTTGTTAACTGCATGTTGCTGATGACTGCAACTGATAAAGTTAAAAAGCTGGTTAACGATGACAAGGTATCTGCTACTTTGGTTGTTGAGATGCTTAAGAAGGCTGACCCGAAAGAGGTTGAAAAAGACCTGATCGCTGGTGCTAAGGTAGCCAAAGAGGAGTACACCGAGAAAACTGAGAAGGTAAAAACACCGTCAGCAAAAGCCCGTGCGCCTAAGAAAGAAAAGGTTACAGCAAAGCATGTGAAAAAAGCTGGAAGTAAGAATGAAGCTGCTGCACCTGCAAAAGCGGAGAAGAAACAAGCTGCTCCAGCGGATAAAATTTCTACAGAGAAGTTAGAGCGTCTGCACGAAGCCTTATCAGGCTACGATGAGGGTGTACAGATTCCAGAAGCCTTTGAAGTACTTGAAGCACTTATCAAGTGGGGAAAAGGGCAGATTGAGACAGCTGAACTCGGTGGATATTTCTTCGAGCCAGAAGGTGAAACAACAACTGACGAATAGTAGTTATGGCGGTAGTATTTAAAAGGGCGATAATTGAAGGATTCGGTTCTTTTCAGTACCCGACAGAGTTGACCCTTGACCGTGTTGGAGTGAACATGGTCAAGGGTGTCAACGGCTCTGGAAAGACAACGATGTTTTCAGCACTATGCTGGGCATTGTACAAGATCAATCTTAAGGGCGTTAAGAATGATCAGGTTGTCACTTGGGAACGTATGAGAGATGATGAGTTCAGAGGCACAAGGGTAGTAGTTGAATTTGATAGTAGTGAGCATTCGTATAGGATAGCACGACACATTAAATTCAAGGGTACTACTCTTGGCGTTAAAGGAGGTAATTCTCTGATGATATTTAAGACCGATTTGGGTCAAAGTTTCACAGAGGATGATTTGGTTGGTGAAGCCCAGCATAAAGGAGACCAACAGGTTTATATTGATAAAGTGTTAGGTGTGGATAGCACCACGTTTCTAAATTCTATAATGTTCGGGCAGCGTATGAAACGCCTAGTAGATGCTACGGGCGATGAGAAGCGTAAACTGTTTGAGAATTTATTTGAGCTTGACTTCATAGCCGATGCCAAAATAAAGGCGAAGGATAAGCACGATGATTATGTAGCTGATCTTAGTAAATTAGATTCCGAGAGTAGTTCGATAAATACAATAATCGAGGGTATAGAGGAACGATTGGAGGAGGCTAACAGGCTAGTTGAAGAATTTGAAGAAAACAAAACAGGTAGGCTAATTATAGCCAAGACACGACACAAAAGTTTACAGACCGAGTACACCACTATTAAAGACCAGCATAAGGCCGTAAAAGACCGTTATGCAGAGTTTAAGCTGGAAGGTGACTATGATACTCTGGAGACAGAGCAAAGTGCGCTTAGGGCTAAAATTTCTGGTTTGGATGATAAGGAGTCGGAACTGAAAACTTACGAGAAGCGGACAAGTCGATCTATCGAAGAAGCTCAGAATAAACAGAAGTCGTTAAAGCGTGATCTGGATGAAATAGAAACAGTGTGTCCTACTTGTTCTCAGGACTTGCCAGAGGATTCAATTGACTTAGCTAAGGATAGTTTGCAAGATCAGATTAAAACTGAGGAAAAGGTTGAACTGACTTTGACTAAAGAATTAACCAGACGTAGAGAGGAGCTAAAGGTCGTACAAGATCAAATAGCACCACTGGAGGCTAGGTACGCTGAATTAGCTAAGCAGATCGCTGGATACCGTGAAAAAGAAAAGGAGTCAAATAAATTGGCAGCAGAGGTATCAATGCTTCAGGAGCGTGAGGCGAATAAGAAGCGTGAAGTAGAACAGGCCAATGACCGTGTTGCTGAGATTAAAAAAGAGCAGCCACCGTCTGTAGACACGAAGAAGCTGGAGGATAGCATAGTAAGTAAGAAGGAACGATTGATTGAGATCGAAAATAACAAACTTACTTTGCAAAATAAGAAGGAAAAAACGCTCTGGTGGTTACAGAAAGGTTTTGGGGCTGGCGGTCTCAAAGCATTTGTATTTAACGCCATGCTCAACAGTTTAAATGCTTATACCGAGAAATACGCTGAACGATTAGGGTTTAGGGTAAAATTCTCAGTAGACCTAAGTATGACCAGTAAGCCATTTACCACGACCTGCTACAAAGGAGACACCGAGATTGATTACAAGGAATTGTCAGGTGGGCAGAAACAAAGAATTGATATTTGTCTCGCTTTCGCAATGCACGATCTGGTTAGCCAAACATCCGACTTTAGCATACTGATCATGGATGAGATTTTTGAAGGTCTCGATGATGAGGGAATAGAGGCTGTGTTTGATTTAATTAGGATTAAGGCAGGTGACGGTAAAGCAGTTTTCGTAATAACTCACCAGCAAAATATTGACAGTTTGAATGTTAAGACGCTGAGTGTAGGTGTGGACGAATATGAAAATTCATTAATTTTGTAAAATGGCAACAGATTATTTTAAACGGAAAATCAAGGAGACGGGTAAAGCTGTTCTGCTTGAAATGACAAACGGAGTCAAGGTTTGGCTACCGAAGTCACAAATTGAGTTGGACGAGGATTTGGGTATGGTTCAAATGCCCGATACCATGTACAGAGAGAAAATACTGAATCCAAGAAAATGAAACGTAGACGCATAGACGAGGATATATTTGGTGACTCACCAGCAGATACGATTAACCAGAAGGTTAAAGGAAATCGTAATGAGATTAATGCTGCTAAATGGTTAACTAGGTGGACTGGTGCTAAATTCACTAGAACGCCTAGCTCTGGTGGGTTACGCTGGAAAAAGAACTCGTCTGTGTGTGGTGATGTAGTATGTGAGGAGGAAGATTTCAATTTCAAGTATAGTGTAGAAACTAAACATTTAGCTCGTATTCCTGTACCGAAGAATGGTAAGCTACGATCTAACTCAATTTTCTACAAAATCTGGAAACAGGCAGAGGAGGATGCAGAGCGTGCGAATAAAAAACCGTTTGTAATAGTTCGTGAGAATGGTATGGTGAAAGATACATTTTATGTTGTAACGGATTCGTACCATTTTGGTGAGCCTCTGGCTACAGGTTGGGTAGGAGAAGAACACAAAAAAGGAATTTTTGTGTATGATTCAGAGTGGTTTATTAACAATGTTAAATACAGGTAGTTATGGAAAAATCGTTAATTATTATTGATGCAGGTCATGGTGAGGAAACAGCTGGAAAACGATCACCAGTATGGTCTGATGGAAGGCAATTGTTGGAGTACCAGTTTAACCGTTCTATAGCACATTTGCTATTGGCTATGTTAGTGCCTTCAA